GAGAGCCTTATTCTGCTTGGCTGCAAAAATGTACAGGAGCAAAGTATCGTTATGTTGACTAAATTAAAACTTTATGGGGATTTAGGTGAGTTTATTGGTCATAAGGAATTTGAAATCAATGCCAACACCCCTGCAAAAGCAGTAAGTTTTTTAATTAATAACTTTCCAAAAGCAGAAACATATATGAACAAAAGATATTATGCAGTATTAGTAAATGATGTTGAGATTGATGAAACTGAATTACATGACTTATCGGGTACACAAGAAATTAAATTTGTACCTGTAATAAGTGGTGCTGGTAGCGGATTCGGAAGATTTATTTTTGGCGCAGCATTAATAGGCGCATCATTCTTATTCCCTGGTGCTGGTGTGTTTGGCAAGGCTGGAGCAGAACTAACAGGAGGTGCTGTTACTGGATTTGCCGCAGGTGTTGGATCTTTTGTTAGTGTTGTGGGTGCTTCTTTAGTCCTTCAAGGTGTTAGTGAAATGCTTTTCCCTTTACCAGAACCTCCTAATCTTGAAGGTGATCCGAGAGTTTCATTTAGTTTTAGTGGGCTGCAAAATACTTCTAGGGCTGGTACTCCTGTCCCAATTTGTTATGGTGAAATTTTGACTGGCTCAGTGGTGATCAGTGGAGACATTACAACTGATGAGGTGGAAGTATGACCGAAAATATTATTAGAGGCTATGGCGGTGGCGGTGATAATCCCAAAAAACCAAAAATTACCCCAGATAATCTAAATTCAAGACAGCAATTAAGAGTTTTAGATCTTTTATCGGAAGGTGAGATTGAAGGTTTTGCCAGTCCATCAAAAGAAGGGCTTACACAAGGAACTACTGCTTATAATAATGCCTGTTTAAAAGATATTTTTCTGAGTAATACTCCAGTTTTAGAATCAACTGCTGATTCCTCCGACCCTAGTGACAGTGATTTTAATTTTGCTGATGTAGGCTTTGATGTAAGATTTGGTACTTCTAATCAAACAAAAATTAAAGGTGTAAGAGCAACAGGAAGTCCAACAGTAGTTGGTGTAACAGTAACTAAATCTTTAACAAACGGTGTTACAAGACAGATTACAGACACCACAGTAGACCAGGTAAGGGTTATATTAGATTTTCCACAATTACAAAAAATCACTTCCAAAGGAGATCAGTTAGGTTCAAAGGTAAAGTTAAAAATAAAAGTCCAATATAATAATGGTGGTTATACAACATTAATAACTGATACTGTTAAAGGTAGAACTACAGACTTATATCAAAGAAGTTATTTGATTGATTTAACTGGTTCGTTTCCAGTAGATATAAGAGTGACAAGAGAAACTGCTGATAGTACTGACACTAATGAAGTTAATACATTTAGCTGGAACTCGTATATTGAATTAAAAGATGATAATCTTACTTATCTTGATAGTGCATATACTTCTTTAAAATTAGATTCAAAACAATTCAGTACTGTTCCAGAAAGAGCTTTTCGTATTAGAGGAATAAAAGTAAGAATTCCTTCCTCGCAAGGTGCGAGCGGTATTTCTGGCAGTTACAATCAATCAGGATTTAGGGTTACTGTAGATAGTACAAGTCATGGTTTTGTTGCTGGAGACTCTTTTGTTTTTACACCAAATGCAGGGGCAACTCCTACTGGATCTTATACGGTAATAGCCAACACTGTAACAGCCGATCAATTTCAATTTGATGTAAGTGTTTCTCAAACTGTTGCTGGTAGTCCAACTTGCACTCTAACTCCTACTTGCAGTGTTGATAGTACAACAGGTCGTATTATTTATCCAAGTGGTTATGTATTTGATGGCACTATGGGTGCTGCTGTTTGGACAACTTGCCCTGCAATGATATTGCTGGATCTTATGACAAATAAAAGATATGGATTTGGAACGCATATTGCTCCTGATCAATCAACAGACGCAAAATTATATGAAAATATTGATTTATTTTCTTTTTTTAATGCAAGTAAATTTGCTAATGAATTAGTTGATGATGGAAGAGGTGGAGAGGAGGCTAGATTTAGTTGTAATGTGAGTATTCAAAGTTCTAGTGAGGCATTTAAATTAATTAATGAATTAGCTGGTGTCATGAGGTGTATGCCTATTTGGTCTGCTGGTTCTATAAGTCTTACCCAAGACAAACCAAAAGACCCTAGCTATTTATTTAATTTATCAAATGTTACAGAAGAGGGTTTCAGTTATTCAGGTAGTGATTTAAAAACCAGAAGCACAATTATAAATGTTTCATATTTAAATATGGAAACAAGAGAAATTGATTATGAAACTGTAGGGGATGATGTTACAGGTGATAATCCAAATCAAGATGATATCGATAGACAGGCAAAGTATGGAATAGTTGTAAAAAATATCAAAGCATTTGCGTGTACAAGCCCCAGTCAAGCCAGAAGATTAGCAAGGGCAGTTTTATTCAGTCAGGAAAGAGAATCTGAAACTGTTACTTTTTCAACATCAATAGATACTGGTGTTATAGTGCGTCCTAGTTCAATCATTGAAATTGTAGATCCTGTTAGGTCAGGGTTGAGAAGAGGAGGAAAAGTAAAATCTGCAACTACTTCAGAAATTACTATTGATGATATAACCTCTGTAAATTTACAGACAAGTACATTAGGATCAAATCCAAAATTATCTGTTATCTTGCCTGATGGAACAATGGAAACTAAAGCAGTTTCTACTTTGGAAGGAGCAGTTTTTACAGTTTCTGGTACATATTCACAAACACCAAATGCCAACACAGTTTGGCTATTTCAAAATGATGATGAACAATCACAATTATTTAGAGTTATAAGTGTCAGTGAAAGTGATGGTGCAGTTTATAATATTACGGCCTTATCTTATGTAAGCAATAAATATGCTGCCATTGAAGTAGATGAAACTATAGAAGATAGGTCTATAACTATTCTTAATAATCCTGTTGATCCCCCAACAAATTTAAAAGCTGTTGAAAAAATTGTTGCGATAAATAATAAAGCAGTTTCAAAAATTATTATTACTTGGCAGGCCGTTAGTGGTGTTAATGAATATCAAGTTAATTACAGATTAGATGACAATAATTTTACAAGCGTAAGGGTTTTAAGTAATGATTTTGAAATATTTAATTCTTCTGCTGGTACTTATGAAATTGAAGTTTTTGCATACAATACTTTAGGAGATATAAGTTCTACTGCAACCACTTTAGAAATTACTACTCAAGGTAAAACAGCACCACCTTCAGACATTACTGGATTATCTTTAGAGCCTATAAATGATAAAGATGTAAGGCTTAGATGGGATTTGCATCCTGATGTTGATGTTATTCATGGAGGACAGATATATGTGAGACATAATACAATTGCTGATGGAACAGCAACATTCCAAAATTCTACAAATCTTGTCCCTGCACTTGCAGGTAATTCCACTCTTGCAGTAGTTCCAGCTATTGAAGGTGAGTATATTTTAAAAGCAAGGGATGATTCTGGTAATTTTAGTACAGGCGAAACAAGTGTTGTTTTAGATATTCCAGAGGAAATAGAGCCTTTAGCAGTATTAACAAGAAGAGAAGATTTAGATAATCCAATATTTCAAGGTACTAAAAGTGACACGGTTGAAGTAAGTGAAGATTTAAGTTCAATCGACTTAAAATCAACTGGTTTATTTGATGACATTCCAGACTTTGATGCTCTTGCGTCTTTAGATGATTTTGGTGCGATTTCACCAGAAGGCACTTATGATTTTGGTGGTACAGCAGGTGGGACTGCTTTAGATTTAGGTGCTGTTTATAATCTTGAATTAAAAAGACATATTTTTGCAGAGGGTTTCATTCCTAATAATTTGTTTGATTTTATTACAGACGTTGATTTGATGACAGATTTTGATGGGGTTGAAGCTTTTGATTCTTCTGCTGATTTATTAGTCAAAACTTCTGGAAATGCTTCAACATATTCACCTAGCGGTACTTATACACAATCAGGAGGAACTGAAGTTACTATTGATATTTCAAATCACAATTTTAAAGTTGGTAGTTTCGTCAGTTGCGATTTCACAACTGGAACTGCTACAGATGGTGAATTTGAAATTACATCTATTGTTAATGCAAATCAATTTAAAGTAAAAGTGACAAATGCTGTATCAACAAGTGGTAATGTTACCTGTGGGGCAGATTATACACCATTCCAAAGTTTTGCTAATGGAAGATTTAAAGGGCAGTCTTTTAAATTCAGAGCAAAGTTAAATAGCAATAACGTAAACCAAGATATAAAAGTTACTCAACTAGGCTATACAGCCAGTTTCCCAAGAAGAACAGAACAAAGTACATCTAATATTGATGCTGGGTCAACTGGTACAAAAACTATTACTTTTGATAATGAGTTTTTTACTGGTACTTCAGCTTTAGGAGGTGTCAATAGTTCGTTGCCATCTATTGGTATTACTGCACAAAATATGCTTAGTGGCGAATTTTTTGAAATATCTAGTATAACTGGTGCTGGATTTACTGTTGCATTTAAAACAAGTACAGGAGCAGCAGCTACTCCATCAAACCGCAGTGGTACAACAGATACCATAAAATTTGGATTCACTGCTGTTGGTTTTGGCAAAAAAGGGTAGAATAAACCTATTATTACTTAACTAAGATGGCTAGAGTAGATGCAGTCGGCGGTTCAGGCTATGTAATTGATAATGGTACTGGATTGAATGTAAGAACAAAGCTTAACCAAATAGCTGCTGCTATAAATTCATTAAATAGTGGCACAGGTGATCCATCTATAAATACAGCTTTTCAACCACATATAAATACAAGTACAAGTGAATTAAAAATAAGAAATGCAGCAAATGACGGATATATAACATTAGGAAAAGTAAATGAAGCTAATTTTGGTCTATTACCTTTAACAGGCGGTACATTAACTGGAACGTTAACTCATAACTATACAGGTGCAATGCGCTTGCCTGTAGGCACTACAGCCCAAAGACCAAGTAGCCCTGCTGCTGGTGATTTTAGATATAACAGCACGACTAACAAGCCAGAATTTTATAACGGCTCTAGCTTTTTAAATACTGGAATGGATGATTTTACACAAACAGGAACAGGAGCTAGTGCAAGAACATTTCAAAGTAAAGGTGAGGATATTCTTTCTGTTAAAGATTTTGGTGCTACAGGTGATGGAAGCACAAATGATTCAACAGCAATACAAGCTGCTATAAACGCTGCGAGAGGATCTAGTAAAGTTTATATACCTAAAGGTACTTATAGAGTTAATAAAACAATCGAGATTCCCAGTAATAGCCATCTTGTTGGTGATGGAAAATCTACTGTTATAAAAATGATGGATAGTGTAGGCCGTGATACTACATTGATGAGAACTGGCAAAAGAGCCGTCACTATAACAGGAACATATGCACAATCAGGAACTACTGTTACTGTCACGATTACTGGAAATCATACAGTTACTAATGCCGATGGATCTAACAGGACAAATTATTCTGTCTTAGCACCTGCTGTTCAAAGATTAGTCACGGCAGATTTCACAACAGGTAGCAGCACAGATGGTACTTATGAAATAACTGCTGTAGATTCTAGTGCTGGAACTTTTACTTTTACTGTTGCTAATTCAGTCACAACCAGTGGTAATGTTTCTGTCACTATTGGAGGCAAAATTCAATATGTGACGATTGAAGATATGACCTTGGATTTTAACAGCCAGAGACATTCTGTATCTGGTGGTGAAAGATTAGAAGATACAATTACTGATGTAGCTTTTACAAATGGTGATGCAAAACAAGATAATCAAGCGGACACTCTTTGTATTTGCTTTACAGAGTATGCACTTATAAAAAATGTAAGATGTTTAGATGCTTATAAACATTGTCTTGATGTAACTGCACCAAAATTTAAAAGAGGTAGTAATGGTGCAACTTATGATGCAGATCCCTCTAAGTTTGTAACAATAGAAAATTGTTTTTTTAAAGGTGCTGGTGATGACAACTTAACAACACACTTTTCTTCTGATATTTTAATTACTGGCTGTAGATCAGAAAGACCAGCAGGGCATCTTGTACCTCAAAACTCAAACTGCTTTGAAGTTGATGATGGCAGTAGAAATGTAACTCTTACAAATAACACTGCAATAAAAGGTATCAAAGGGCTACAGATTAAAGGTCATAACTATGCACCCGCACCATATAACGTAGTTGTTGATGGATTAAGGGCTGTGAACTGTAATATGGGTTTAGATATCCGTCACAGTGGTTTTCACGGAAATGATAGTACTGGATTTACAGGTGATGGATCTACCGCAGCTTTTACATTACCTTCAGGATTTGGAGATACACCAAGAGTTTATGTTGGAGGTACTTTAAAAACTATAACAACACATTATACAGTATCTGGCACGACACTTACCTTTACATCAGGCAACATACCAGCCGCACCAACTATTTCTGGTGAAAAAAATATTGTTGTTTACAAAACAGCAACAGCAAATGAAGATGAAGATGACCAAATTACAGATGACGATGGCAATGTCATAAGATTTACTGGTTCAAGTCCAACAGCACGAAATGTTTCTGTTTCAAACGTAACTATAATTGCTCCATTGGAGATAAAAAATACAAAAACTGGAGAAAGTGAAACAACTCATAATCCTGATTATTGTATTAGATGTGTAAGTTATGAAAATGTGCAATTTGCAAATATTGTATGTTCTGATGGAAGTTTAGATTTAGCTGATGATTTTGAAGATTATGTAGCTACTACTTTTGATGGTAGTGGTGTTAAGAGTGGTGGCGGAGTTAGCTCAGACAGTGTATTTAGATTGTTTTTTGGTGCATCTAATGTATTAATACAAAATCTATCAATTTTTGGCTTCTCTGATTTAGAAAAAGGTTTTTATATAAGTACCAGTTTTTCAAATAATTTTCTTTTAGATGGGTTTAATTGTGTGTCGGGGCCAAAATTTCCGATAAGGTGTTTAGGAAGTTCAGCAACTTATGAAGGATTTATAACCAATTTTTTAATAAAGGGAAGTTCTGGAACACCAACTACCTTAAATCAAAGTGATTTAGGTACAACTGGCAGCCCAAGAAACTTGGAACAAAAAGCTGCTGGAATTAGAATCACGGCAAGCAATGTTTCTGTTGGACAGGGCAGTGTAAATAGAGTTAAAGATGGCAGCGGTAATACAACAACAGGTTATGACGTTCCAGTAAGAGGAGGTAGTGGATCAACAGATGATAACCAACCCGCACCATTTACTTTATCAAGAAGTATGCGCTCCGCATCTAATACAGAAACAACACCTGTTTCTGTTATTAGTCTTGATTCGTTTGAAAGAGATGGAGTTGATATAGGTAAAGGTGAAGGCTTAAAAATATCATGGCGAAAACAAGAGGTGGGAGATGACAATCCAGAGGAAATTTGTTTTCTTGGCTCTTTCAAAGAAGAAACTAGTGATACTGATGATGATTATTCTTTAGTAGTAGGAACAACCACAACTGCTGGCACTGTAAGTAAAAAATTTGAATTTACATCTGGTGGTAACTTTATACCCTCTGATGATAATTCTCAGGATTTAGGATCATCAAGTAATAGATTTGATGATGTTTTTGCAACGAATGGTTCTATTCAAACATCAGATGAAAGACAGAAACAAGATTTTGAATCTATAACTGATGCAGAAAAAAGAGTGGCAACAGTTTTAAAAGGAAAATTGAAAAAATACAGATTTAAAGATGCTGTGACCTCTAAAGGTGAAAGTGCAAGAATACATTTTGGAATAGTTGCACAGGAAATAAAAGCAGCATTTGAGGCAGAGAGTTTAGATCCAGCTACTTATGGTATGTTCTGTTATGACGAGATGTTTACAACAGATGAAGATGGTAATAAAACAAAAGTAAGTGACAGTTATGGTGTCAGATATAGTGAGCTTTTTGCTTTTATCTTAGCTTCAACTTAAAATACAACTAAACAGGAAACGTAATGGCAACACATGACTATATAATCTCAAATGGAACGGGGAGTGTCATAAGAGCAGACATTAATAATGCCTTATCTGCAATTGTCAGTAATAACTCTAGTAGTAGTGAACCAGCAACGAAATACGCGTATATGTGGTGGGCTGATACTTCTGCTGGACTGCTTAAAATAAGAAATTCTGCTAATGATGCCTGGATAACTTTATTTCAGTTAGATGGTACGTTAACACTTGAAGATGGTTCAAACTC